AGACTTTAGCAACAGCCGCAGTATGTTCATGATCCTACGGGTCAATAAAAGCCCGTCCTATAAGGGTAAAATCTNCCCGCCTATGAGATACAGCACCCGTGATCCGGGGGAGTGGCTAGACTGGGCGCGGGCGGCTGAATCAGGTCACGATAGCAGTCTGATTGAAGCTGCTATGAGGCAGCATCATGACGACTGGGACGATTTTGACGACCACTTGGCATCTGCAAGAGAGACTGAAGCTGAGATAGAATCTGGAGAGTTCTCTAATGAGGAGGGCGACGGCAAGGTTGGGCGTAAGGCTACCCACTACGTTTACGCAGTAGACATTCAGCAATTACAGGTTGAGATTGCAAGCCGCACGAGCAGCGGGGCAGACGCAGAGCTACTGTTAGAGCACGTCATTAAGAGGTTGGACTTTGCGGCACGTTTGATGGACTACCGCTACCATGTCCAAGGTATGCGCATAAGTGACGACGAGTTTGAGCGCAGCATCAAAGACTTAATGACACTCTACGGGTTAGAAGATGTGTTTGAGGATTCACTGATAAAAGTTACGAGGGGCAGTGAGTTTAAAGACATAAGCCCGTGGCTCTTAACTGGGCACAAAGCACAAGGTCTATCAGGACGAAACGTGGTAGTTGCTACACATGCCGATATTCCAGCGTTCTGTGAATACGTATACACTGCGTGTACTCGTGCAAGAGAAATGCTGACTGTGTTCAGCCACAGTGCATTCTGGGGCTTGCCTTCAGAGCAAATGGTGGATGATATTTTGCAGGGCGAAATATCTCATCCTGATGTGAGCAAGTCTATTGTGGCCAAAGGCAAACCTGATCTTGTACGCCGTGCCTTAGTACCGAACTGGCGCAGTGATGTGCATAGTGCGCAGATAAAGGGTGTAACAATCCCTGCCAAAGTGGATAATATTCAGCAACTGCTGAACGAGGGCAAAGGTGGTGTAACCAATGCTGACTTAATCCCGTTTAAGAAACGACTTTTTGATGACATAGACTATATGGCCGATCAAGGCTGGAGATTAATGTATGAAGATAGATAAACCAATGACAGCAGTAACTGTAAATTCAGAGACACTTAGCCAAGTGCGCTTCCCAAAATATGGCAGTATCAAGCTGGACGGCATAAGGTGCATGATAAAAGGAACACAGGTACTTTCACGTAGCGGAAAGCCTATCCGCAACAAACACATCCAGAAATACCTAGCCCCGTTGGTAGGTCACGGTTTCGACGGTGAGCTTCTTGTGTATGACGAGCATGGGGCGGTGCTCCCGTTCAACGGGATAAGTTCCGCTGTGATGTCCGTTGAAGGCACACCAGAGTTCAGCTACAATGTGTTCGATCTGTGGGCTGGCTGGCGGGGCTATGAAGGTCGTTACAGTGACCTATGCCTGCGGGTTCAAAGCTCTCAGCATAGATGCTATCAGCTAGTAATGCACTCACACACACTGCTGCGTAGTATGGACGAGCTCCTTAAATTTGAGCGGAATGCGCTGACATCGGGGCACGAAGGTGTCATACTGCGAGAGCCCCTCGCATGGTATAAGCATGGAAAAAGCACCATGAATGATCAAGGAATGTTGAAGTTAAAACGGGCACTAGGCGATGACGGTAGAGTTATTGACTACATGGACGATGAAGGTATCGTAGTAGGGTTTGACGAATATATGATAACGGAGGACTCAGGTAAGTATGTCGACGAGCTTGGCATGGCTAAGTCATCCTCTGCGGCTGAGTTCAAAATCCCCGCTGGCATACTAGGTAAGCTGTACCTTAGATTGAAGGATGGAACGGAGTTAGCTGTGGGGTCTGGGCTTACCTTAGATGAACGTAGAACCATGTGGCAAGAACGGGGCACGCTGGCGGGTAAGTACGTTAAGTTCAAGTACATGGCGCACGGCGCTGTCAATAAGCCACGGCATCCAGTATTTCTTGGTATCCGAGATCCGATTGATTTAGACATTGCTCCCTTCGGGGCATAGTTAGCGTAGCACAAGATTAGATGATAGTCAAGGACGCAGCCAGCTTCGCTGGGAGAAAGTATTTGCATAGCAAATACTTTCTCTCCTTGACTGTCCTCTAATTCATGTGCTCTAATGTTTTAACACCCGAAGGAGATTAGGTCTATGCACAGCCTACAAATTGAAGCCGTTATGTTCATGAGAGCATATATGCTATGCACAGATGAAGAATGGCACGAGCTATTTGGTGACTGTCCTGAGTCTCAGGCCTATGCAAGTAGTATGTGGACTCGGATGAGGGTTATGGCAGCAGGCAGGAAGCCAGCAAGTATCAAAGTAGCTACGACACATAAAGCTATTTGCTTCACCTGCGGAGCGGTCTATGACCGTTGGCCGAATGAATTTGGAGTTGATATTTTAAGGCATTGTTTCGCAAAGGACTGTGCAGGCTACGCCGACACTCAATGGGAAGCCACACTACTAGGGAGGATAATGCTGTATGGCTAGATCGGGGAGACCGTGTGTAATCCCTACGTTTTTGGACTTCCCCGTTGATACTTGCCTACACATGGTGATGTCAATATTGGCGCTGCACGCAGTCTTATCTGACTTCTCAGGTCATCTAGGCTTCGATAGGCTAGTGTCCGTTGACAAAGGTGAAGCTGAAGACGTGGCTATGGGTCTACTGCCGTTGTTAAGGACAGTAGATGTGTCAGTGTATTTCGACGATGAAGTACCACAATATCAGGTTTTATATAGGCATATGCGCCCGATGGAAGAACCACCTGCACCTAAAGCATACAGTGCTTGGGAAGTAGCTGGAGAGAGTATGCAGTCGTTGATATGGCGATCTCTAGACGCTATGTATAGCAAGGCTGCACTCCAATCAATGCTTAATGCTGTCTTTGCCGTACTAACTTACTCTGACCGTAAGCTAAGGCTTGAGCCTCGTGCGGTAATCAAGCTTAACTTGGAAGGGTATCCGCAGGTGGAAGACGGGTTAGCATGTCTCGTTACGTTTAACATTCAGAGGAGAATCTTAGGATGACTGGAACTTCCAGATTAGCTGCTCTTAGAGCAGCAATGAAAACAACGGCAGGGCAGACATCAGTAGCCACGCCTAAGAACAAATCTCAATCTGAGAAGATTGAGATTCAGCCACTTTCGATAACGGTGCTCACGTCTAAGGCGTTCACAGGGACGGAGAAGATGATCTATTCTGACGACCCTCAGATTGAAGCCAAGCTCAAGGCACTGGCAACTGAGCTTACTCAAGAATCGAGGACATCTCAGTTCACAACGGCACTTTTCAAGTTAGACCAAGCCATTGGCCGCGACCCAAATGTTATAACGCAGCTGTCCCTTGAGGCCGTCAAGCTATACTGTCAAGCCAGTAAGCGGCTGGTCGCTGACCCAAGCGGGGCTAAGCATGTTGAGCAAATTGCTATGCAGTTGAAAGACCAGCGGACGGATGAGTTAATTGCGTTAAGCCAAGGAGATAGTTATGGAGAAGACGAATTCGACCTTATCTAATGTGTTTGATACATGCGAGGTACAAGATCACATGGCAGGGCTTGTAATATCCCCATCGTATTTGAAAGAAGCTGAACGGTGCGAGCTTAAGGGTGCATTAACTCAGGTTAGTGGGGGCAAAGGAATTAACCCTGCACATGGGCACTTTGGCGATGCCTTCGGCCTAGCCTGTGCCCATATTGCGATACACTATAGGCATGAAGGTGAGGAAGAACTGCTAGGTCGTGCATTCCTACTTGCAGCTACTAGGTTTGGCTTCTTGGAAGCCATTAAAGAGAAGACACGGAAGACGCTGATACAAAGTATCATGCTATTCTATCAGCTATGGCACACTAAGTATGCGCCTGAAGGTTGGGTAGGATTGGCATCTGAGACACGGATTGTCCTTGATGTGGACGGCATAAAGTTTGGGGGTGCTTATGATTTGCTTGCACTCCATGTGCCGTCTAATAAGTGCCGCATCTTTGACTTCAAAGCTGTAGAAGCTGAAGTCATGTACAAGTGGGAGACTCAGAAACAAATTCTGCATTATACTTTGTTGCATTACATTCATCAAGTGCGCAGTACACCGCCACCACACACTCTGATGCCAGACGGACAGGGGTGTTACTTTGTAGCCCTCATAAATACCAACGGTGTTGTACTCTTTGAACGTGAGCCACACTTAGGGTTATACAGACAGCTACGTCCTTATGTGCTGGATGCAATGCAGAAAGGTGAAGCTCTGGCGATGGCATCCCGTGGAGGTTACGAAGCATTCACCGTTGCACCGGGCGGCTGGGCTTGCAGCGGGAGGACACAATGCAAGTTCAAAAAAGCCTGTTATGAGAACGGGGAAGTGTCTCTTAAACTTCATGAAGATGAGCGGATATTCGATAGCCCTATAGAGTGGGATATGACAAAAGGTAAGCTACTGGCTTATGTAGACGATCTAGTAGCCCACTTAGACTTAGAGCGCCCAGCTTGGGAAGACCGAGCAGAGCTTGCTACTGTAGCAAAAGCCTCATTGTATGATGTAGGCGACGACGAGGCCTCAGAAGTGGCCTCACTTATCCACATTGCAGAGGATGTCGACGGCATCCGTAACTTATTGAGAGATTAATATGGCAATTCCACCAACTAGACCTATTGCACCAGCACCTCGAAAAACGGTGACTGCAACGGCGGGTATGTTAAAGTTCTTGCGGTTCGGTAAGAAGTTGATACTGTACGGAAAGCCAGGTTGTGGCAAGACCACAACGGTACTGGCATTGCTGAAGGCAGGACACACTATTGTCTACCTTGATATTGACGGCAACGTTGAGCCGTTTATGAGTTTGACGCCAGACCAAGCAGCCCGACTGATTGTACTGCCCATGCGTGATACACCCCAGTCAGGTAACATGATCAAGGGGCTCGATAAGCTTGGTGATCGTGGCATCTTTGAAGTGTGTCAAGAACACGCTGAGCACGAATGCCCACGATGCAAGAAAGACAACGATGCTGAATGGCTTACGTATAACTTCTACCACGACTTGCCGAAAGGCGCAATCGTGGTGCTGGATAGTTACACTCAGGTACATGACGGTGTTATAAATGCCGTGTACAAGGAGCATAAGCTGTCAGACTTTGATAAGATGGAGATACCAAACCACGGTGCAGTATCCCGCTTGGACAAAGTTATGTTTCAGTTCTTCTTACGCTCTTACTTTGACTGCTTAGTGATAACTCATGCGGCGTCTAGTAAGGGCATACTAGACGGAAAAGATGCCAAGGATTCTTGGTATCCTGTCATGGGCAGCCTGCGGACAACGCAGACGTCAATGAAATCGGCAACGGTGGTGGCGATGACCCGTTGGGACAAACCGATTGTGTGTGAGACTTCACTTCAAGACCCATATGAAGTGGTACTTCACCAGCCACTGGAGACAGTCAGGGGTAAAAAGCCTGCGGACTTCGTTGTCCAGTATTTCGCTAAATCTTAACTACTTAACCTCACAATCCAAGGACATACTATCATGAACGACCAAACTACACCAGACATCTACTCATCAGCAGACGACGTAGACTCAGCGGCAACTCTTAATGCGGCGCTCTATAGCGACCCTTATGAGATGTCAGACAGTGAGATTGAAGAATCCCATGATGTTGAAATGGCGACAGCGTCTGTCGCTAACTACGTGCCTGAAGGCACATACATCCTGTGCCTTAGTCTGTTGCCTGCCAAGACTAAGAACGAAGTCAGTGACATGAATCCTGAACTCACACCTAAAGAAGCATGGGATAAATCTGATTTCTACTTGGACATCAACGGTGGCCGTCCAATAAAGCGGCGAGCAACATATAGTATTGAAGTGCAGATAATGTATTCAGTAGACGAAGACCGTCCTATGAGTAAGAAGTACACTCAGAAGTTCTATGTTATCAGCCGCAACAGTGAAGGCAAGACTGGCTACGGCAACCTGGTTGACGGCAACGTGAAAGCGTTTGCTCGTACTTGCCGTATCGCATGGCAAGCAGCTTATCAGCTGACTGCTGCGGAGATGGATGAACAGATCAAAGAAGGGGCAGTTGATGAAGCAATGCTGCTGGCCAATTTGCAAAACGTATACGTAACGGGCAAGCTGACCGTTGTTCGCCGCGAACTGGGCGAGCGTGTATTTGAGAACAATGAGTTCAACTCTTACACACTGGCCGTTGTTGACCCTGAGTTGGCTGCTAACTTAGGGGGCTAAGCCACAAGGACGGGCAGCAAGTGTTGCCCGTTCTATAAATGCCGGAGGCATACATATGAAAATCCTATCTCTTGATACTGCAACTTTGCAACACTTCTTAAACGGAGGTAGCCAACGGGCTACTGACCATTTGCAGGTCGATGAACTGCACCGCCAACTCCGTCCTCCAACGGGGATTGCGTACTCAGATTGGCAGTGGAATCACGCAGCAATAAACGGGGCTAGACTCTACTCCGTTCGGCCTACTCCGCATCCTCTGGGAATTAAAGCAGGAGCGGAGAACATGGACGACAAAGGGCTGGGTTGGATGGAAGATACATCTAAGTATCAGCAGTACTGTAGCTACGAAAGTCCTGCTGAACGTAGCTCCGTAGACCGTTCTGAGTTGCCAAAAATCACAGTCAAAAAACGGAGGTTAGAGCAGAGCATACCTCGTACTAACTTTGATCCTACAACTACACCGTTCGGACGTTACTGAATGTCCCCCGGCGGTAGCCAAACTATAACATGCATAGATGTTAATGTCAAGGACGCAGCGGGCTACGCCCGTGAGAAATAAATCGCTTTGCGATTTATTTCTCATCCTTGACATTGGCATCTACTGCATGTTTTAATATCTCCAGCCCGGAGGGCATTATGATTTTAGTCCTTGTAGCCCCAATTGAAAAGAAAGTCCTAGGGTCTAACCCTACAGAACTCAACCACCCCGCAGTTTGGTACATGCCTAAGTCCGTTAAGGCTACAGCTAAAGTTGTAGTCATAGATGAAAAAGGAAAACAGCTTGTTCGCAAGGCTATATCGCTCGGCGTAGTTACTGACATTTGCGTACTGGCTCAAGAAACTCTGCAATTTTGCGAGTATGATCTAGGCTTCATGGGTGTAGTACGTGAAGCACCGAACATCAAGTACGGCAACACCATTGGGGCAAGTGCGCGTAAGAAAGGTATCCGCCTGCACGTACTACCCTCCGTTGCCATGACCCGTTCTGGACGTGCTGATAAGTTCGTTTTAGCCCGTTTGTTGCAACGGTTGTGCCCAACGCTGAAGCAAGGCTTTGCCCCGCCTATCTACTTCGATCATAAGCACATCAAGTCTGAAGCAGATATTGAAGAGCCTATGATGTATCTTGAGAACGGGCGTTTCATGCTTGACCAGTCAGGTCGTGAGTTTCACCCTGTCATAATGTCCGTTGACTTAGAGACCAAGCAAGCCCAGCGATGCACCTACGACGACGGCAGTCCAGACCGTTATTTCGTGGGCATAATTGATCTAGTAGGCTTCAGCATATGTGGGTATTTCAAGCATCACGATGAAGCTGTACCTCCAATAAGCAAGTGGTCTATCTTCACGTATACAATTGACTTCTGCCACGAATGGCAAATGGACTTTGTGAAGAAGCTAATGGCTACGCCAATAGCAAAGACATTCTCCAATGGGATGTATGACACTCAGTACTTACTGCGCTGGCGCATCCCTACACGGGCGTATTTGCATGACACGGAGTACTGGTGGCGTAGCATTGTGCCTGATCTAGCAGGTTGGTACAGCTTGCAAGATCAGAGCAACTTCTTCCTATTGGATTCAGTCTACTGGAAGGACGGCCGTGAAGCAACTAACCGTGCAGCCTATCGCACATACTGCGGACGGGACTGTCACAACACAGCGCATATCGCTATTGCTCAGCTGGCTGGCACATTCACCCGTGAAGTGAGCAGGAATTTCATTATACGTTTTGCACGTGTCCCATATTCAATATCGTCATCTATGTCTGGCATGGAGGTAGATGTGGTGCAGCGGGATAAGCTGCGTGTTGAATATGAGGATGCCTACTACGACGCCAACAAAGAGGTGCATGAAATCTTCGGCTGCAACGAAGGCCAAGACCAGAAGCTGCTGCCATACTTCCAAGGCTTTGCAAAGCTGGCTAAAGCATTGAGCCTGCCTGACGCCCCGTCCGCAGTCAACGGAACTGGCAAGGATGAGATACGTGACTTGTCCGCTGTGCACCCCCTGTTTGAACGGGCACTTAAGCCTATACGAATTGCCAGACGTTACCAGAAATGGCTGTCAACTTACATCAATATGGATTACTTCTGCGAGGGCATGAACGGAGGAACGGACATGCACTCTGGGCGTAACTACATGCTGTGGACGTTGCAACCTTTCGGTACTGCAACGGGGCGCTTCGCATCCAATGGGTCGGCTTTCTGGGTAGGCATGTCAGCGCACACCCTGCCGGGTGAAATGCGCTCCATGCTTAAAGCACCTGACGGCTATGTGTTCTGCACTTCGGATGCTCCACAGTCTGAGTCACGGGTAACGGCACATGAGGCTATCTGCCCTGCGATGAAGTCAGCAACAGAGAGCGCACAAGACTTCCATGCTCTGAATGCTAGTGCATTCTTTGGTGTGCCCTACGCTGACATCTACGATGATGAAGCACAGAAGACTATTAACAAGCCGTTGCGTGACCTATCTAAGCGTACAAACCACGGGGCTAACTACAACATGGGCGACTATGTTATGTTGACAACGATGGGCGTAAGCTATGTCAGACAGGCGCAGTCTTTGCTTAAGCTACCTGACCACCTGAAGCCTAAGCAGGTCACAGCGCATCTCCTGACAGCGTTCGCAGAACGGTATGTAGAAGTCAAACATAGTTGGGTTGTACGCTTAGTTCTCCAAGTGTGCGATACTGGCAGGTTGAAGTTTCAAGTGGGGGGCTATAGCCCTTTGATGCTAGGCGACCCTGTCAACTTTAAGCCAGACTTAAACACCGTTATCGCAACCACACCACAAGGTGAGTCTGCATACATCTCAATCGTGGGTAGCTTGAAGTTATTCGCTGAGTGGCTGGAGCATGGCAGCCCAGTGAAACCTATCCTTCAGTTGCACGATGAGAATATAACACTTGTGCCAAAGGGAACTGCTATAAGTTACGTAGATTCGCACTACTTGAAGTGCTGTGAAAATTTCAATGAGATGAAATGGTTAGACGATACCACAACTACCTTGTCTATCCCCGTTGGGGATGTTGCTGTAGGTACGCACTGGAATCACCTTAAATATGATGCGCTTAAGCGCATTGACCTTAAACAATGTGTAGAGGAATACACACCATGAGAGTAAAGTTCACAGACCCTGAGCAGCATGAGGTCATACCGCCAATCATGCGAGCGTGGATGGATATAAATTTCGAGCGTGAAGCGCCTTGGATGTATAGCCGCATGAGCTGCCTGTCGGCAGTGGCTGCTGCCATAGGCCGCAATATGTGGACGTTCTACGGCAAGGACTTATACCCAAACCTGTACATGGTGCTTGCTGGTGAACCGGGCAGCAAGAAGTCATCGAGCATCATGCAGTGCAGAACATACCTTACGCTTGCAGGTTACAAGGCATTCGGTGCGGAGCACCAGAACCGTAAGGAGTTTATCAAGTCTCTGATGAAGCAGAGCCATACGAAAGGCGAGCGCATATCTAGTGACATGAAGGCTGCCCAGAGGGGGGCTACAACTAAAGGCAGAGCGGCACGTAAAGACATGCAGCAGTGGCTAGTTGGAGTGTACTCAAAACGGGAGGAGTCCCGTTATGATATTGACGAAGACCAAGTAGTTGAGGAAGGGTTGGAGTCTGCTGACTTAGACGCGTCCAGCCCAATGTACTTATGTTTATCTGAACTAGCTGACTTGACTTCACGTAACCCTGATTTCATGACTACGTTGAACTCATTGTGGGATAGCCCGCCGTCATACACTGACGTCTCAGGGATGTACGTACCTGCACCGTGCATCAACATGGTAGGAGGTATCAATCCTGCATCGTTCTCTAAAGTGTTCCCTGCAACGGAGATGCAGAGCGGCCTAATTACACGGGTATTGTTGATTGTAGGTGAGCGCAGCAAACGGTCTATTCAACCGTTCGACTTTAAGGATTCCAGCGAGTTCGTGAAGATAATTGTTGCTGAACTGATTCGCATCATGGACATGCGCGGCGAGGTTACGTTCACAGATGCAGCTAAGGACTTACTACGTGAGTGCCAAGTAGTACAACCTCGTATCAACGACAGCAGGTTTACTTACTACTACGACCGTCGTCACGAGCAGTTGATGAAGCTGTGTGTCTGCATGGCTGCTATGTGGGACACCTACGAGGTGCAAGAATCACATGTGATTCTTGCAAACACCGTTCTTACTTTCGTAGAATGGAACATGGCTAATGCCTTGGGCGACTACGGTGTGAGTCGTGAGATGAAGCACGGGGAGAAGATCATTCAGGCAATTAAGCAACACGATCAGAACGGAGACGGCGCTCCTGCTGACAAGGTTGCTCAGGCTGTACGGCAACTTGTACCAAACTCACTTGAGATGGCGCAGGCGCTAGGGTACTTGGATAAATCAGGTGCGATTACTATCACAAATGGCCGTTATTACTTGAACGCTCGGACGATTTCAGAACGGGCAAATTACGACGGATTACTTTACAATTCAGCTATGCTCCCAGAATGGCTGGAAGCTGATAACCGTTTACACTCATAGCACCGGAGGTGCATCATGCTACATATTCAACAAGCAATCTCTGAAAACTTTGCAGCATCCCTTGTCAAGTTAGTGTTGCAGTCTGAGTTTACCCCTAGTACAATGTATCCCGCAGAACGGGATAGTACGGCGGCTGCTGTACAGGATTCGTTCCGTACCAGCAGTGAGTTGAGTGGGGGGATTCAGTTATACACAGGGGTTGAACGGCTGCTGCAGGAAAAAGTTTACAATGCTGCCGTGTCATTTGGTGTAGAAAACTACACGTCTGAGCGAGAGTACTGGAACATAATCAAGTATGAGGCCGGGGAAGAGTTCAAGCTGCACACCGACTGTTGGGATACAGTCAAAGGTGAGGGCAGCAACCAACGGGTGCTGACTGCGCTGGTTGTTCTACAGCAGGCTAATGAAGGAGGGGAAACGGTGTTTCCTAATCTAGGTTTGTCTATCAAGCCGCCTGCTGGCACTATGTTGGTGTGGCATAACACATCAGGAGGCTCATGTAACCCCCTATTAACTCATGCAGGAATGCCACCTAAGAACGGGGCTAAGATCATTATGACTAAATGGTATAGAGGACGGGACTAATGGAATTTTTCTTCACGATGGTATTTACAGTGATAGGCATGTGGCTGATGGGCTATGTATTTTTCGCGGCTGCTGTAGCTTGGGCTGCTGTGTTAGCTACGCCAGTTGTCATTGCTGAAAAGCTACTTAAGAACGGCACTACCCCTGAGCCGTTGGTTAAAGAATCCCCTACCGGGGATAACAAAGTATAACACAAGCGATCAATAAGTCAAGGCTAAGAATTAATTTGCTACGCAAATTAATTCTTACCGCGTAGCGGCTGCGGCCTTGACTTATTGCTCTGAGCTTGTGTTATGCTACATTTGCCCCGAAAGGGGATTTCTCACAATCAAGGACTAAACTAAATGAAAACTTCTACATTACGTAACATCGCAGCAGTAACTTTACTGGCACTTTCTACCTCCGTTTTTGCTGTAGTTCTCAAACCTGGAACGGTGACTGCTGTGAACTGGTCTGAGGGTGCATGTTACGCAACGGTATCAGGCAATAAAGCTAACGTACAAATCCAAGGTGTGACTAAATCCGAGTGTGGCATCCTGCAGGATACGCTGGTCGGCATGTCTGTTGATTCCATCACAGTTAAATAAGGGAGATTGATATGAGCATGATTAAAAGCACGTTAGGTACTGCATTTCTGGCTTGCATTATACTGGCAGCTACTGCACAAGCTGATGAAGCTAAGGGCTATTCATTTGAAGTGGATAATTTTACTTGGGTGGACACCCGTGGATGCGTTGCCACACTGAATGGCGGCAAGACTACAGAAGTGGTAGAAGGCGTGGACAAGGAAGACTGCGCTAAGGTAAGCTCGGTAGTTGAAACTAGTGTGAATGTGCAGATGCACATACCCACTGGAATGACGGCTACATTTAAGTCCCCGACTTTTGGGTCTTTCGTGTGCTGGTACAAAGACACTGGCTCAGCGGCGTCTGCTACCTGTAACGACTAAGTAGAGGTGGGCGGCGCAATGCCGCCCACAGGCTAGTAGCCTCCGAAAATATCCCGGAAGTTACTCAATTGGTCGGACTGCCTAACGGCGGTCTTCTCCAGTCGCGTATAGAGATCATCTCTGCCTTTGGCAAGTTGATCGGCTAAGAAGTCATCGAAGTTCTTAGCATTTCCTCCCGCCTTAAAGTACTTATAGCCTAGGCGCTTCATAAGCCCGGGGTCGTTAAACGATTCCGGGTTCTTATCCTTAAGAATCCTTATCTCTTCACCCAATCCCTTTTTCAATTCCGCATTGTGTGCCTTGTAGTGCATTTGACGCGCTTGCAAGTCACGACCGATCTGCTCATTCAAAGGTTTCATACCAGTCAGTCTGAGCGCAGAGGTCAAGCTGAACATGTCCTCGTGGTACATAACAGTGTTGTAGTTGTTATCTACAGACTGCCCTCTAAGCACCGTTCCCAGACCTACTAGAGGACGGTTCAAACCAGTGTTCAAAAGCCCGTCCCAAAGTGAGCTGAAAACGGGCGCTCCGTACATGATCTGATGCCCTGACTCAGTTATACTTCCTATGGTCTTGCTAAGTGCATTCACCAACGGGACTTCTGACAGACTACTGGGGATCAACAACGGGCTTCTGGGTGTCAACCCACCACGCGTATGCATATTCCCCTGTAGCAAGAACGCCCCTGCACCATACATCACAAAGTCTGCTAAGTCCCGTCCTTGGCTTGCGCCAAGTGCCGTTGACAGTGCAGAATTTATGTCCACATTTCCCTTCGTGTTCTGCCCAACAATGTTCTCATTGATGAACTGATATCCCGGCAAAGATGTTGCACCAAAGAACGTGGTATTCATTGCTACCATCATAGCAGGTGCGCTCTTAACCCCGTTGTCTGCATAACGGAATATGTTTGCCATCATGTGGAACATATACCCTTGATACAGACTCATTGCAATACCCGCAGCACCTTGGAACAAGCGCGGCTTCTGGAATGTATCGTAGATTGCATTCGTGCGCCCACCGAAAGAGAACATGAAATTGTCAAGCTTATCAGCAGACATACCAGCAGCTTTACCTAAACGTTCAGCAATCTCCAAAGACACTAACTGGCTAAGCGTGGCAGACCAATTACTGGGAGCAGACCCAAATTCAATACCTTTATGGAATGCCTTCATGGACTTAGTCTTCCATGATGCAACATCAGCAGGAGTCTTAAATGAGTTAGGGCTAATTCGCATCTCTTGGTACATGTCCACAAGTGCTTTCTCATTGCTTACGAGAAGTCTGCGGTTGGTGAGTTCAGTAACCCTAGCTTGACCTTTTGGCGTGAACATCCAAGACATTACATCCTTGTACACCTTAGAGACATGCTTATGAGTCAATACGTTGCCTGCAACATCTTCATCCATAAGCCCAAACAATGACTTGGCTTCAGCGTCAAATGCAGCTGCACCTTCAGGAGTCATGTTAGCTCTGATGCTCTTCAGGTACTGCATCTCAGTACTTGTTTTAACCATATGCCCTAGCACGTTCATTCCAGCATCAGTCCAGTCTAAGCGCAGTAGCATCGTAGCCTGCACATGGTTCAAGAAGCTAACTGCATCGCGGATATCTTGAGGAGCTATGGTTGTTTCACGAGCTAGACGTTCCGTCACAGCATCAGCCATAGGCACGTTTATACCCATCTTCTGAAGCTCATGAGCAACGGCCTTTGACTCTTCCTCGATGACTGCAATCTTATCCTTCCGACCTCGCACATTCTGAATAGACTGGTTGACTTTGGTAAGCATGTTTGCAGACCAGTCTTCTAGCGTATTGTTCATGTGCTTCCATACAGAATACCCATGCGCATCTGACCCAAGCATAGTGTGCATCACTTGATCATACGCACCCATAGGCAACTTATCTCTGCCTGCTAGGTTAGACTTCATCTGTGCATTCTCAAGCCGAGCTAGAGTATTGAGCTTGCTGATGTCATCAGCGTACATTAACTCCATACCCGCACGATGAACTTGCATATTAGCCCGCTTTAACCACTCAGCATCTTGGAGAAGTATCTTATGGATGTCAGTTTCGGGGGTAAGCGACGGGGTAGCCCCTAGCTTGCGCATAGCACTATTAGCGTACCCGCCATCCAAGTCATCAGACCACTCAAACTTTCCACGCGCTATCTGGTACTCATTGATACTTGAGCTATCTCGACGTGACCATTGAAGCTTGTTTGTTTCGGCATGGGACAGAGCTGCAAGAACCTTCTGCTCTAGCTCATCCTTGCTGTTTGCCACTATTCGATACATGCGCTCGGACGTCTGGTCTAACGGGCTGCTGGCTTGCTCTACTATGAAGGTCTCAAACGGGGCATCGCGAGGAGGGAAGTAGATAGTCTCTAAATCAAGTGCGCTTGTATTCCCCCACGCCTCGGCAGCTATTAACTTCTTACTGGCAATGTACTCACGGTTAAGATTCCAGAATGTATTAGCCATGTGCTTAGCTTCAGCAGATAGCAACCTGTTGTAATCCTCGCCTATTTTCAACCCTCGTACAACGTCGCTTGCATGTTTGCCTGCGGCTAAGTCCGTTTTTACAGCTGCGGCAAGATCCTTCCTAACAACAAGCCCGTCGCCCACATGCACATACTTTTCGCCAGTGCCGTAATACCATTCTCTGAGGGCTGCAAACTCAGCAGAGGCTTGTTTGTTGGATGCAAGACTTGTGCCAGCTTCTTTAAAGCTGGGCATAATCTTGCTGACAATCGTATCATCTGCAGTACGTGTGAGCCAAGAGCCTAGGCGAGAAGCTTGCTGCACCATACTGCCATAGTGTCCAATGGTTGTAGTGGCAGCCAGCATACGCCCAGATTGCAGACCCGCAGGGAACTCAATGTTCAAAGCCTGCGGCATGTGTTTAAGGTCTGTAGCGCTGGTGTGCCCTAAGATTTTCCCACCTGCTACTTGCGNNATNCCAATATCCGCAGCACGAACGGACTCAGCAATGAGCGCAGCACTAAGCCCGTTAGCATTCATCATGGGCTTATCGTGAACAATGGTAATTGTCCGTTTGATACCAAGTCTGCTTGCTTTCTGGATTATATCTGCTTCAGGAGTAGCTTTGATACCTTCTTTAGCAGCCAGCATAATGCCGCCAGTCTTACCGTTGTCCACATAGCCCAAGCTGTTGTAGATGTTCTCTAATGACTCATCGGGCAGAGCTGCAACTAAACGGTCATACTCTGCACCTTTAGCCTTAGCAATACGATCAACAACTTCAGACCGTTCGTAAGACAGTTTACCGATCATGACTTTCTTACCCTGCTGTACTTTACCAAGCATGGCTTCAACTTTATACAGTTCAGCAAAGCTCAGCTTGTCCAACGGCTTAGTCGGAGCAGGAGTGGACTTTCCACTGGCGATCAGGCGCATAGCTTGATAATCATGCAGGTCAGTTGTTTGCGCAAATTTAGGCAAGTCAGCCCTTGTAACTGTGCGAACACCTTTAGCATGGATACCTAACAACACTGTACCTGTAGGCTCGTGGTAGCTGAAGTTCTTTAAGTCCCCAATGTGCTTCAGGGGTTTGTCAGTAATGGTCTTCGTTGCACTGTCCAAGTAGCTCATGCTGACCCGTCCATACAAAGCCATTGCAGTATCTTCCCCTAAGCCTTCAATGTACTCATTCAATGCAGGCCAATGTTTAGCTTGGCTTGAGCCGCCTTTACCTGCATAAGAGTAGAACGTCTCTAATGCTGTATGCAGGCTAGTGGTTGCAGGCAGATTCTGACCTACGGTGAACTTATCTAGCTCATCCTCAAATGCCTTAACCTTGCTAGGGTGAAGCTTAAATATGGATGCATGTGCAGCAACAGCTTGACGTGTAGCTAAATCTTCAGGCAGATCGTCTGCAACATACAGTTTCTTCCCACCCCCAAACTCTTCGCGCACCAACAGATCATCTGCATCCCACACACCACGACCTGTGTTGTTACGCACATCCCCAATAGTTTGGCGTGATGTTCTCAGTAGCTCAACATCAGACACAAGATCATCCAGCAATTTTCCTTGATCAAACACATCAATCTTAGAGTACTCAAACTTCCTCAGCGCACTAAGCTCATTTGCAATCGACAAACGGCCTTCTGGTGTTTTAATGTTCACATCCAGAAAGTCACGCATTACCCTCGCGTACTGAGACTTGTCTGAGTCAGGGAACATAGCATTGACTGCAACATTCATGTCGGATGCCATCAAATCCAGGTTAGTCCGTCTAGCATTGACTTCAAGCGCAGATTCAGCTGGCAGAGCTGCAATACGGTCGTACTGCCCGATGGTATGCAGTAACTTATTAGCAGCTTCAGTTTTAGTTGGCATACCTCCGACACGGGTGCTTAGTGACTCAGCCAGATACTTATTCTCTACTTTCTGCGCATCTCTCAAGGCAACTTCAGTCAAACCTGCCAGTTTACGGTAATCAAAGAACCCGCCTACTCCGCCCTGAATCAGACCCCCCAGCAACAGGTTGCCTCCGATGTGTGATAACTTCTCCGTTGCCGTGAGACCTTCATTGTTCAGAATCTCACCGTAGTTAAGCGTAGCCTCAATCGCGCCAGTGATGATAGCGCCTTCCACAAACTGCTGCCCAACCACGTTACCTGCCAACTTCCATTTAAGTGAAGTTACATCAGCAGCGCTGCCAGCTTTGCTGTACGCAGCTTGAATAGCTTCACGAGTTTTATTAGACCGCCCGTCAAACCACCCAATCCACTTGTGCGCACTCTTGCCAGCCTTTAACAGGCTTATTCCTTTGATCGCCAGCATACCGGGGAGCAGAGAACCAACAAGATCACCAGCCAAATCGTAACCTGCACGAGAACGGCCATAGGCCATTGCAAGATCACGGTCGCCACTTTTATTGAACTCGTCAACCAAGTCCCACTCTTCCGTTGTATCATCTACAAATCCTGCCCATTTGCCAAGTTGAATTGCATTATTTACCATTCCGTAAACGGAGGCGTGAAGTGTTATGTTCGCACGGTCAAGAATGCCAATGTCGTGACCCCAGTGTGTAGCTGTATCAGCTTCAAGCGTCAGTGCTTTATATGTTCCAGTTACCATAATGTCCTCTCCCCCTGCCGGGGCAAAAATAGGTTAGCAAGATATGGGTGAGTTTGTCAAGGCTGCACTATTCGCTACGCGAATAGTGCACGGCGAAGCCGCTGCGGCCTTGACAAACTCAACCAATCTTGCTTAAATTGGTTCAGCCCAGCGGGGAG